TTATAAGCATGAACGGTGGAACTACAGGTGGAGACAAAGGTAGTACAGTTACTATCACTGCACTTGAAGACAACGTATATTTAGTAGAAGCTGTGTTAATCGGTACAGGTACCGAAGCAACACCTTTTGCAAATAGTTAATAAATAACTCGGGGCGCCTGGTAATGCAGGCGCTCTTTAAAATGAGGAGGAAAAACACATGGCGGATACAGTATTAAATACTACAGTATTTGACGGAGCAAAAAGACTTATAACCCACTTCAACGTGGTGTCAGATGGAACTGGAAGCACAACTAAAATCGTTGACGTTTCTGGATTAACAACTCAGCCTTTAACAGGAGCAGCTTGTTCTAAAGTTAGACTTGTAAAAGTTAGTTGTAATGTTTCAGTAACGGCACAAGTTGATGCTTTAAGATTAGCATGGGATGCTACTACAGATGTTGTATTTCAAACTTTAAACGGTGAAATGGAATATGACTACTCTAGTTTCGGTGGTTTAAAAAATACCGATGCTTCTGGAGTAACTGGAGATGTAAATATAGTTCTACCTGCTTGTACAAGTGGAGATACTGGTACAGTAGTTTGTGAGTGGCTAAAAATTTACTAGGAGTTTAAATGGCTAATACTACTTCGGGAACAACTACGTTCGACAAAACTTTTGCTATTGATGAAATAGTAGAGGAAGCACACGAGCGTATTGGTTTACAAAATGTTGCTGGGTATCAATTAAAATCAGCAAGAAGATCATTAAACGTTCTGTTTCAAGAATGGGGAAACAGAGGTATTCACTATTGGGAAATAGGATCAACTAATATTGATTTAATTGAAGGTCAAGCTGAATATAAATTTTTTAGATCATCTGATGATGGGACAAGTGCAACATCAACTCCTTCTGGAATCTACGGTATGTCCGATGTGTTAGAAGCACAACTGAGATCTAATAGAACACAAACAACTCAAGCAGATAGCCCAATGACAAAAGTAGATAGATCTACTTATGCAGGGTTTTCAAATAAACTTTCTAAAGGCACTCCCAATCAATATTGGGTTCAAAGATTTGTTGATCATGTAAGTATAAGTGTTTATCCAACTCCAGATTCTTCGAATGCATCTAAAGATATGCATATCTATTACATTAAAAGAATACAAGACGTAGGAGATTATACAAACGCAACTGATGTTCCATTTAGATTTGTTCCTTGTATGGTTTCAGGATTAGCTTTTTATTTAGCACAAAAATATAAACCAGAGTTAGTTCAACAAATGAAGTTATATTATGAAGATGAATTAGCTAGAGCGTTAGCGGAGGATGGGTCAGCTTCAAGTACATACATTACACCTAAAGCTTATTACCCAAGTTCATAATGGCAAAATACGCAACAGGTAAATACGCAATAGCAATATCAGATAGATCTGGATTACAGTTTCCCTATAATGAAATGGTTAGAGAATGGAATGGTTCTTTAGTTCACGTATCAGAGTATGAACCTAAACAACCACAATTAGAACCAAAACCAATGAGTGCTGATGCAATATCACTTGCAAATGTAAGACCAGGAAGAATAGAAAACCCTGTGCCTTATTTATTACCGACTGATGCATTTAAAACTTATGCTGCAAGTTCTAGAATTATAAACGTTACAGCCCCTGGACACGGTTTAACAACTTCAACTACTTATAGATTTAGAGGAGCTCCTTTAGCAATTACTGCTTCTGGTGGCTCTTTTCAATTTTCAAATCCACAAGATTTTGATGGGATTACAGGTTCTAATATTGCAAAAGCTGCTGGTTATACAATTACGACAGGATTATATGTAAGTGATGCTAGAGATACTAGTGACTATTCAGTTGCAAATTTTTTTCATTTTACAGTTGATACAGATACTGCTACAAAGGGAGGAGTATCAGGAGGAGGAATAGGATGTTCAGTTGGACCAGTTACATTGAGCGCATAAAAATTTTTTGGTATAAATTTAGAAAAAAACAAATGTGTTGGAAACATACAAGTTATACAATCAGTTGTTTAATTTGTAAGGAGATTAGACAGTAATGGCAGGAATAAGTTATTCAGGATTAGTTACACAGATTAGAAACTATACAGAAGTAGACTCGAATGTTTTATCTTCAGATCAACTAGAAAATATTATTTTAAATGCTCAATACAGAATTATGAGAGATGTTCCTATTGATGCAGATAGAAAACAACAATCAGGTAATTTAGTTCCAGGACAAGAAACTATTAACGCTCCAGGTGGAGCTTTGTTTATTAGAGGTATACAGGTTTATGATTCAAGCGCCGTGCTTACTGGACCTAATACTTGGCTAGAAAAAAAAGACGTAACTTACCTACAAGAATATCAACCTACTACAGGCACATCTGCGGCACAAGGTAAGCCAAAATATTATGCCATGTTTGGTGGTGCTACTGGAGATGGAGATACTAATTCTGGACGTATATTTTTAGCTCCTACGCCTAATACAAACTATAAATTTAGAGTGCATTATAATAAGATGCCGGCTACTTTAGCTTCCGATAATACGACTAATTATATTAGCTTAAACTTCCCAAATGGCTTATTATATTGCTGTTTAGCAGAGACTTATGGCTTCTTGAAAGGTCCAGTGGACATGTTGACTTTATATGAGAAGAAGTATAAAGAAGAAGTACAGAAGTTTGCTAGCGAGCAAATTGGTAGACGTAGAAGAGACGACTACACAGACGGAGCCGTTAGAATACCAATTAACTCAGCAAACCCATAGGAGATAAAAAATGGCAATAACATCGGCAATTTGTACAAGTTTTAAAGTAGAACTATTAAAAGGTGTTCACAATTTTACAGCAACAACTGGTGACACTTTTAAAATTGCTTTGTATGATAGTGATGCAACTTTAGGTGCAGGAACTACTGCATTTTCAACTTCAGAGGAAATTACAAACACATCTGGAACTGCTTACACATCTGGTGGTGCTACGTTAACAAGCGTAACTCCAGTTGCATCAAGCACAACTGCAATTTGTGATTTTTCTGATGTGAGTTATTCATCTGCATCTTTCACAGCGAATGGTGCTTTAATTTATAACTCTTCTGATTCTAATGCAGCTGTTTGTGCAATCGCTTTTGGTTCTGATAAAACAGCAACTAACGGAACTTTCACAATTCAGTTTCCTACAGCAGACGCTACAAACGCGATCATAAGATTAGCATAGGAGGACCACTATGTCGGTTCAAACAGGATGGGGTCGATTCACCTGGGGCCGAGCTTATTGGAATGCTGATGCTGTTCTTGCAACAGGTTGGGGTGCAAAAGCTTGGAATGATGGTGAGTGGGGAAACCTTGCAGACGAAACAGTATCATTAACAGGCGTATCATCTACATTTTCTATTGGATCAATTTCTAATGTAATTGCAGTAACAGTAGAACCAACTGGTGTTTCTTCTACTGGTTCGGTAGGATCTATTTCACCGGTAATTCCAAAAACAGTTGAAGTAGGCGGAGTTTCTTTTCAATCATCAGTTAACTCAATTACAAATGTTATAGATGTTATAACAGCTCTAACAGGAATTTCATCAACCGGAGCTATTGGTGTAGTTGACCCTGCGGATCAATTTATGGGTCTAACGGGACAATCAGTAACTGTAAGTCAAGGAACAGCAGTTGCACCAAACGAAGATGTATCCGTAACTGGTCAAGCCATAACTTCAGCACAAGGAACAGCTGAAGGTGTAACTTCTCACGAAGCTAATTTAACAGGATTAGGAATAACATCAGGACAAGGTTCTGTTGTCGTTCCAAATGATGCAGCAATTTTAACAGGTGTACAAGCAGAATTTAGTTTAGGAACATTAGTAGGGTTAGGATCTGCAGTTGCAACACCCACAGGAGTTTCTGCAACCATGTCAACCGGTTCTTTAACACCTGCAGATGTTATGGGATTAACTGGTGTTTCTGCTACAGCTTCAGTGGGAACTGTAGATCCAAAAGATCAAGTTATGGGATTAACTGGACAATCGACTACAGTTGGTGTAGGAGCAGTAAATGTATTAGCATATGCTAATATTGACACTGGTAGCAACACGTCGTATAGTGATGTTTCAACGGGTTCGAATACTTCTTATTCGGATGTTGCAACTGGCTCAAATACGAGTTATAACGACGTAACAGGAGAAGCAGCTTAATATGGCATCGACATATACACCTTTGGGTATTGAACTTCAGGCAACTGGTGAAAACGCCGGTACATGGGGAACAAAGACTAATACTAATTTAAATATAGTAGAACAGATTTCTGGTGGTTATACCACACAAGCAGTATCAGATTCAGGAGATACAACTTTATCAGTAACAGATGGCGGAACAGGTGCAACTCTTGCACATAGAATTATTGAGTTTACAGGATCATTAACATCAGGCAGAAACGTAACTATTCCTCTTGATGTACAAAACTTTTACATTCTTAAAAACTCAACTTCAGGATCTCAAACTGTAACATTTAAATATGCTACAGGTTCTGGTGATTCAGTTGCAGTAGCAAACGGTAAGACATCTTTAGTATACGCAAAAGCTGATGATGGTACTAATCCAAACCTTGCTTCTGTTGCATTAGCAAGTGATCTTGTTGATGATACATCACCACAATTAGGTGGTAACTTAGACACTAATTCTTTCATGATCGATTTTGATGACGCTCATGGTATTAGAGATGAAAACGGAAACGAACAATTAATTTTTCAAACTACATCTTCTGCTGTTAATCAATTAGAAATTACAAACGCTGCTACAGGTTCTGGTGCTAAATTAGGAGCTGCTGGCGGTGATTCAAATATTGATTTAGAATTATCACCAAAAGGTTCTGGTGAACTTAAAGTTGGTACAGGATCAGCTGCTGCAACTATTACAACAAGCGGTGCATATGATTTAACTTTAGATACAAATTCAGGAACAAACTCTGGAACGATTACAATTACAGATGGAGCAAACGGAGCAATTACTGCAACACCAAACGGAACGGGTGAAGTAGTTATTGGTGGTAATACAAACCCTGGAACGTTAGTTTTAAATTGTGAAAATAACTCCCACGGAATAAAGTTACAATCTCCAGCTCACTCAAACAATCAATCTTATACATTAAAATTTCCAACAGGTAACGTAACAGCAGATAGATATTTAAAAGTTGCATCAGTAACAGGATCTGGCACAACAGGTGTTGGTCAGTTATCTTTTGCTGAAGTATCAGGCGGAACAGCATGGCAAGCAGTTGCAACGACTAACGCAACATCTTCAGCAATTACAATGACTTTACCTTCATCACCAACATTAGGAGATGAAGTTTCAATTATTGATTATGCAGGAACATTCGATACAAACAATCTAACCGTAGGTAGAAACTCACAACCAATCATGGGAACAGCAGCGGATCTAACGGTTTCAACAGAAAGAGCTGGGTTCACATTGGTATATTCTGATTCTACTCAAGGTTGGCTATTAAGGGATAAATAATCCATGGCTGGCTATAAAGAGATAAAGGGATTTCAAGTTCAAACCCGATCTGAAGATCCAACACCATATGCACAAGCATTAGCAGATAATCCTTATGCAGGAACTTGGGCATCTGGTCCTTCTTTAAACACTGCTCGATATCAAGCTTCGGGGGCTGGTGCTACTCAAAATGCAGCTTGGATAGTAGGTGGAGCTATACCACCAGCGAGTCCTAATAGAACTGCTATTCATGAACAATATAATGGCTCTTCTTGGACAGAAGCTGCTGATTTAGGAACAGCTAAATATGGTGCAGGAAGTTTCGGAACCACAACTGCTGCATTAATTGCAGGAGGTTATGATGGAGCATATGAAAATGATGTTGAAACTTGGAACGGATCAAGTTGGACCGAAGTTAATGATTTAAATAGTGTTAGAGGTTATTCAGGCGGTTCGGGAACCACAACCGCTGGTATAATTTACGGTGGTTTAAATCCAGGCGGAGGCGGTGTGCAAGCAGTGGCCGAAACATGGAATGGATCAAGCTGGACAGAAGTTGGAGATTTAAATACTGCAAGAAGTGCTGGAGCAAAACCAAGTAACGGAACTCAAACAGCTGCAATATTTTCTTCTGGTAATACTGGAACAACTGTTGAAACATGGGACGGTTCTTCTTGGACTGAAGTTGCAGACGTAAACACACAACGTTCTGCTGCATTTGGAATGGGAACATCTACCGCACAATTAATTTGTGGAGGTTATGCTCCACCAGCATATATAACAAACACAGAAAATTGGAATGGATCAGCTTGGACTGAAGTGAATGATTTATCAACTGGAAGAGGGCAGGACGTTCCAAATGGAGCAGGGACAGCAACGTCTGCCATAGCAGCAGGAGGAGTAAACCACCCTGGTTCTCCCGCTGGAAGTAATATTACAACAAACACTGAAGAATGGGAATTTACAGGTTTGCCACCATCAACACCAGCAGCAGGATATGCTGACGCGATTACTGGAGACTTTTACTACAACTCTACAACAGGACAATTTAAAAATGTAAACGATGGCGGAGCGCCTATTGGATCATGGGCATCTGGAGGAGCACTAAA